TAGTGGTATGGCGATGTCAGCGTGACGTTCGAAGGCGCCACCAGCTCGCCATCGACATAGCACAGCGTCGCGAGCGAGTCTGCTGATGAGCTCGGTGCGTCGACCAGCTGGCCGCGCGAAGCCGTCAGGTCGACCGACAGCACGTGCGTGGTGTCGGGGTCGGCGCCAGTCGGGAAATTGGCCGTCAGCGCGCCATAGCGGGCCGGGTTGGTGATGTTGCCGACAACTGCATAGGAGCCGCCGCCGTCGGTGCTGACCCAGACCTGCGCGCCACCCCAGTGCGCGCCGCCTTGCGCGCCGATCCAGACCTGCGGAGTAATGCTCAGCGCCAGCGGCGGCTGAAAGATCACCGGCGCGTAGGTGTCGCCCGGGTCGATCCCCGACGACGGTGTGCTGCCCTGCGTCGGCTGCACCGCGTAGGACCCTGGCGTCGACACGCCGACGTTCAGGTCCTCGGCGGTGATCGCGAGCTCGCCGTTCTCGTCCTCATCGATCTCCGTGATGCGCACGGGCGTGAGGTTGAGACCGGTCAGCGGCTCGGTGAGCGACACGATGTCCATCGGTTCGAGCCGCGCGTAGCGCCAGCCGAGCGTGAACTCGTACGTGTTGCGGATGTAGAGCGCGCGCTGCAGGATCGTCTGCGCGACGCTGCGGCCGACGTTGGCATCGCAGATCGCATGCGCTTGGATCGGCTCCAAGGGCCGCAGGCCGTAGACATCGATGTTCCACTGATCCTTCGCCTCGGCGATGTACGGGTTGTACTGATTGCTCCGGTCGAGGATCTCGAGCTGGACCTGGTTGAACGCGTCGGCTTGGCGCTTGCGCGTGATCTTCACCGGCGGCTGGCCGGGCGCCACCATGAAATCACCATAGCCGAGGTTGTACTGAACCGTCAGGTCCGGAACATAGCTGCCGACCGTCTCGTCGGCATAGGTTTTGACCTTGAGCACGCCCTCCGACCACACCGGCGCCGCGTTGCCCATGCGACAGATCTCGGCGACGATTTCGGATGCCGGCTGCTGCGCGGTGTAGGCCGGCGACGCGAGGAAGCCCGCGGCCGCGCAGTAGTTGCTGAAGTCGGTCAGGCTGCCGAGCTGCGCCGACGGCCAGCCGGCGCCGAACTTGTCGGAGGTCAGGATCGCGCTCAGCACGTCGGCCAGGTTCACGTCCGAACTGCCGACCAGGCCCGTCACCTCGAACGTCAGGTTCGGCAGGCCGTCGCTCGAGCCGAGGTCCAACGCCGCGGTAGCGCAGTAGGCCGTGCCGCGGTAGGCGCGCGCCTCGGTCGGGTGCGCGCTGGTCATGTACGACCATGGCGTTTGGCTGTAGGAGCCCGTGAACTCGGCGAGACCCAGCGCCACGGCGGTCGTCACGTCCTTGTTCTTCCAGACCGTGCCGATGAAGTTGCTGACCACCGAGGGGCCTTCGAACATGCCGAAGATCACGCCGGCCGTGTATGTGTAGGTGGTGCTGCTGCTCTCGACGCCACCGCCACCCTTCCCTCCGCTCGACGTGGTTTCGGTGTGCGGGATCGCGGTGAAATCGCCATACCACAGCAGGTTTGCCGGCACCCTGGTCTTGCCGAAGACGATCGCGATCGGCAGGCCTTGCGATGACGACTGGATGCGCAGCGCGCCGATCTTGTTTTCGGTGTTGGTGATCGTCGTTTTGTGCCCGAAGAGACCGGCCATCAGAGCCTCCCGGCGATCGAGTAGAAGCGCACCTCGCGCGGCGCGCTACCGCCGTCCTTGAGATGCTCGCGTGCGAGATCGCCCTTGGTGGCGTCGCCGTAGACCACGCCGCCCTCGCGGCGGTAGGCGTGGATGATGCGCGGCCAATCGATGACGATCGCGCCGTGGCTGAAGCAGTGGCCATACCGCCATGCGGCCACATCGCCCGGGAGCGGCGCCTCGACGGGATCAAGGTACTTTTCGACCCATCCGAGATACCGTTCTTCGTACCGGTGCTGCATCCAGTCGGCCGGATAGCTTCCCGTCTCGAAGTGCGCGACCAGGCCGGCGCCGATGTAGCTTGCGATGATGTACTGGCCGCAGTCAACGCCAGCGCCCTTCACGCGCGCTTGATGGTGCCACTTCGTGCCGAGCCAGGTCGCGGCCTCGGCGAGGATCGCGGCGCGCCAGGCATCCATCAGTACGTCAACTCAGGGCTCGGTATAAATTCAAATCCCCGGAAATTCGACGCGTTGTCGAACTTCGCCGAGTTGCATGTGGCGTAGAGCTTGTCGCACCCCGGCTTGGCTTCGAACAAGTCACCGGCGGCCGGGGCATAGGGCAGCGGGAACGATGCCTTCAGCACGCCGGTGGTGTACGCCTTGACCGTGCGCGTGATGCCCTGGTTCTGCCCGCTCGTGAACTTCACCGTCCCGAGGTCGAAGTAGCCCGCGGGCTGTGCCAGGTTGCAGCTGATCGACGTGCGGCTGCTGCCGAGCGTGGTGTTGCCGGTAACCGTGAAGGCGGCCGCGCTGAGGCCGCAGCCTGCGTCGTACAGCGTGTGCTTGCACTGGGCCATGTAGAGGTTACGCGGCATTTTGATGTTCAGGAGCTCGAGGTCGGACTTGACCGACATCTGCACCTCCGTCCCGGTTACCGCCAGCTCGGAGACCCGGCCCGTGAAGAGATTGACGGACCCGCAGGCGGTCGACTGCCAGGACCTGGAGAAGTAGCGGTCGACTTCCACGCGCGCGCCATCGAAGCCACCGTCCTTTGCGAACTGGGTGAGCGGAACGCCCAGAACCTGCACGTCGGAATTGACCATCAGCGTGATGTCGAGCGAGTCGACCTGAACGCCGATGACGGAGCGGATGGAGCCGCGTTTGATGAGTGGGTCGGTCATGGGTAGTTCACGCTTACGTCGTCGAATTGAGCCTCGCTCAAGAGGTCCGCATCGTCGACTGTGAATCGCAAGGCATTGACCGGCAGAACCGGCACCGCGACGCCAATCGGTGTCGAGTAGATGACGGTGTTGTCCGGCAGCGTTCGGATGACGCAGACCGTGTTGCCGATGCCTGCGACGATGGCAACAAGCACCTCGTACCACTGGTCGACGTCCAAGGCCGCGGTCGAGACGACGTATTCGGCGCCTTGCAGGTACAGATGCGCTCGCCGCAGCGAGTCGAATGCGTCCTCCCGCCGCGGGTTGAATCCGAACTGGAAATCGTCGTCATAGTAAAAGGAGGCGATGGGTGCGTCATCGGTATTGACCGACAGAATTCGGAACTTCGCGGCAAAGCGGCTGGCCGACAATATTGGAATCGTCCGCTGAATGGCGGAGTTGTCGTTCGCAGTGCTCGAGATCGTCCCCTGCAGCGTGTTGCCGTATGCAGTCGAGACGATCGAGAACGGAACCCACGTCCCCGTCACCAGGTGATAGGGATCGAACTCCTGTTCGAAATCCTCGATGAAGCGCGACACCGGGGGTGTCGGTGGCACAAGCGGATAGTTCGCGCCCTCCTCCACGTCCAGCACACCGACCAGGCCGGAATCATTGGCTGACGCGGAGAAGCTGAATGACGGGATCGTGAAGTCCTCGAGCTTGCTGGTCATCGTCATCTTGCTCGATGCGCAGGTCGTCAGCGTGAGCGTCATCGCGTTGCCGTTGAATGTCTCGGTCAGCACGGCCGAGAACTGCGGCGTGTGGCCGATGTTGTTCTTTGCGATGTCGAAACGCCGGCCGGAGGTCGGGTCGTCATAGGTGTAGGAGAGCAGCACCCCGGTCCCGTTGATGGATCCATTGAAGGTGTAGCCGCCGGCATCGTCACAGGCGTATTGCAACCCGACCGGCGCGGCTGCGACATGCGTGAAGATCAGACCGTCGGCCGCCTTTGTCACGCCCAGATCGATCGCAAACGCGCCGGCATGCGTCGCGCTTACCGCGCCGGCCGTGATCGTGTGCGCCTCGTCGACCGCGGTCCTGGTCATTCCGATCGCCGGCTCCGCGCCACCGAAGAAGACCGCATTGAAACCGGCCGCGATGAACTGCGCGAACTCCGCTTTGCACGGAATCTTTCCAGTCCCGCGCCCCACCGCGAGCGGCCATTTGCCAGCATGCAAAGCCTTGGCGTTGAAAGCCAGGTCGACCGTGACGTCGCGCAGCGCCACGACCTGAACCGGCGTCATGGCTTCGCCGTCCGGCTGAACGAACAGGAGCCCCGAGCCGAAGACGTACTGCATGCCTCAGCCCGTCAGGGTGACTGTCGTTTCCGCGCCGATGCTGGAAGCGCCGGCCGAGCCG